TGATATTCATCTTTATTATTCAATAAAGAAATTGATTGTGAATAATCTGATGGAGTAAGTCCTTGAATATTTGCATTTGAAATATCTTGGTTAAATTTAGCTGGTGAAGTACTTGCATTAACATTTCTTCCAGATGCGTCTGCAAATGTACCTGAAGCAGCAACTGGTATAAATTCTTTATAAGAAGTTAATACACCATCAAATGAACCACTTGATGGAACACCATTATTATCAAAGAAATTAGGTGTTGTATGGTTAACTTGTTTAACAGATACAAATTTACTTTTATTAACATAGCTTCCAGAAGTTTGTACATAAAAATCTGAGCCATCTTGTCTAATATTTTGTACTTGATTACCGATTACCTTTTCGATATAATTGGCAGAAAATGGATCTAAAGATAAATCGTTATAAGTTTCTAATACTGCTTTTTGGTTATTAGTATCGTTTCCTTGTCTTATAATTAATGAGAAAGTACCAGCTGCTTGATTAACACCGGATATTTGCCATCTTACGTTTTCTACTGAACCTGAATCTAATGTACCATTAGCACTATCTGTTGCTTGGTAGTTATTCATAATCGTTCCTTGAGAAATTGTTTGTAATTGGAAAGATTCTGAAGATGCCGCATTCATGATACCTGAGTTTTTACTTCCGTCTGTATCTCCTCCTGAAGTTATACTACCAGAAGTAAATGCTGAAGTGAAGTCACCATGTACGACTCTTGTTACTAATAATGATGTGCCTCCTTGTCTAAAATAGTTATTAGCTGCAGTAGAGGTTAAATATGAGAATTCTCTAGAAGCACTTTCTACAGTTGTTCCAAATAATGCTTGGTATTCACTGAATGAAGTTACTAAAGTAGGAATTCTAACTGGACCTTTTACAGCTGGACCTATGATAGCGGCACCAAATTCGACGGGGCTTTGCTGAATAAATGATTGATCATTTTCTCTTGCTAATACACCTGGAGATATTAATGTTTCTGCCATTTCCTTATATTAAAAATTTAAATATTATTTTGTTATAAATATGAGAAATAATTTCAAAAAATTATTTTATTGGAACTATTTCTCCAGTTTCTAAATTTATGTTACCACTACCGTATTTTTTTTCTAACTCTTCGGCAGTTATAACTTGTTCTTTTTTAAGAGCTTCATATTTTTCATATATGTTATCTCTTTCTTTTTCTAATTCGTATTCTCGAATTTCTATATTACCCATTGCTAAAGCAATTTCTGTATTTCGCAATTGGTAACTTTTTAATTTTGCAACTTCTTCTTGTGATAACTTATTGGACATAATTTTATATTTGATTATAAATATATCAAAGTGTCCTAAAAATTAATTTCTTTTTCTACCATCTAATGTTGGATTTCTAAGTGGATTTACATCCCTCATATCACGAACAACTTCGTTGGTTATAGTTACTTTAGATCTAGAATTATATTTTTTTAATGATTTTAATTCTTTTTGAATTGTATTAGGAATTATATATCCCCTTAATCTAATTCCAAATGTACCCTTAACTAATCTATCTTGGTTTTGAACTAATTCAGTAGCAGTTGTAAATGAATCAATAAATGCTCTAAATTTAAATTTTTCTGGCTCTCCCCAATAAGCATCAGATGCATATTCACATGCTTCAATTATTTTATTTAATTGGGACATATAATATGTTTGAATTAAACATTCATATTCCATTGTAACATAATCAGGTTGAGCAACAGCATAAAATGTTTTTACTGGTTTTCTATTATTTAATGTTGAAAAATTATCATAAAAATTATCTGCACTAAATTTTGATTGCCAAACACCATTTAGATTAGGTGAATTAGCATCTAATTTATTAGCAACTGTTCTATCTTTTGTTATTGTATTTCTTTTAATTACAATAATAGGTAACATAATAGCATTAGATTTATCTCTATAATAGCCATCCCTTTGAAATGATTTCCATCTTTCTGGAGCACCATAAATTATGGGTACTTCTCTTCTAGTACCATTTTGCATTACAAATGGTTTAATTACATTTCTAAAGTAGAAAAATACAGCTTCATCAATATCCTGAATGCCTACAGAATACTGCTTAGTATCATCACCTTTAAAACTCATTTCCTTTGAACGGTTAAATTCTATTCCCGTTTCTTGGACATTAGCATTAAAGTTACCATCTGATAAATTAGGATTTCCTGAATCGCCTCTATCCTCTATTCCTTTAAAAGCTTCTTGTTGCTCTAAACTTAATTGTCTTTGAGTTTTTGGTATTGGTTTTCTAGGTGCTGGCATTAAAATCTTTCTTTATATGGTGATAATGCAACTTTATCAGCTGGTATATAATAAGTAGATACTAAAACTGATAAATTATTACCAAAGTTTTCTAATCCTGGGTTTAATGGGTTTACATTATTAGGGTAAGCAGGATTTTTACCTCCCCAATATTGGTTTGCTACTGTACTTTGAACACCGTAATATCTTTCTTGGTATAATATAATGTCACCAACTCTAATTAAAACATCAGCATCTTTTAAATCATCTCTAAAGAAATAAAATTCTATTGGTTGTCCAAATTGTACACCTTCTATATTTTCAGCATATTCTTCATTTGATCTATTTATAAGAACATTGAAAATAAAAGGACCATCATAGAATTTTTCCTGATCTGCTTCGCCGTATAAATTAACTTTAGTTTCTTCTAATTTAAATTGGTAAACAGAACATTGTTGAGTAATAATATTACCCATTAATTCTCTATTAAGTTTTCTTACTAGAGACATGTCCCTAGATGTAGTAAACATTGCCATGTTATCCTATATAAATTGTGTAAGGAACCTGTTGTAACTCAGTCATTTTAGCTTCTGCTTCAGATGCCCTACGATTTAATAATGCCTGTCTTGAAGTTTCATCTAAATAATTTCTTAATCTCTCAAGTAAAGCTACTTTTTCTGCTGTTGCTGCTGATATTAAATCACCTTGATTTAAATTAACTTCTGCATTTGGTATTGGTATTGTTGAATATTTACCTCTTACATACCCTAACATTTCCTTAGCTAATGATAATGTATATTCAAAAATCCATTGTCTACCAATTGAATTTATGTAATTATAATTTGGATTAGCATAAGGTGCATTTGAAACATTTGTAACTCTTGTAGGAGTATTTTTAACTGAACCTTCAATTCTTTCTGATCTAATAATATATTGGAACCAAATTCTATGTTGTGGGTTATCTTGTGCATCACAATCACTTGAAAAATTAGGTATTGGGAAAATTCTTAATTTATCCTTATGTATTTCAAATGAGTAATTAGATCTTCTAACCATATCATTTAATTCAATAGCTTGTATAGTTTGAATATCATAATTAAGTGGCATCATAAGGAAATTAATTGCAGGACTCATACCTCCAAATCCAAATGAATCAAACATATTTTGATAACCAAATCCAGTACCTGAGTAAGGATCATAATATCTTGTAATTGCTGGTGCTCCCTGATAATAAACCCTTTTTACTTCTATTCCAAATTCACCAGCTGAACCCGTTATGTTACTTTGGGTCATAAAAGTTTGGAATGAATAATCTTGTACACTTGAAGTTAATACAAATGAACCTGAATACCAAGGTACATTACCACCTGAACCAGCTTCTGCACCATACATTTCTGTTAATCTTACAATTGGTTCAAAACTAGGAGTTATTATTGATTGAGTTAAAACTGAACTAGTTGGCAAACCTTCTAATGTTAGTTGATTATCTCTAACTTTATAGGCATATAATTCATTACCATAAGTAGTTACTGCTTCTTCAAATGCAGTATAAAAGGATCCTGATTGTAATTCAACATCAACTAAAGGATAACCTAATCTTTTAGCACAAAAATCAGCTACTTTATCTGCATCAGTTGCAAAATCTGATTGCCCGTCATAAAATCCAAATGGTGTATCTCCAGAACCTGAAGAGAAAGAACTTGAACCTGGCCAAATTGGTACATTCATATTAAATTATTTTGTTATAAAT